TGTTCGAGGAAGTTCGCGATAGCGGGTACATTGCGGTGCACACGGAAGTGGAACTGAAGACGAGCACTGGCAGATCTGTGCTCGCAGAAGTCCAGTTCCACTTGAAGAGCGTGCACGATGGAAGCACCAAGTCTGCGAAGGAGCAGGCACACAAGTTGTACGAGAAGGCTCGCGCTGGCAAGGGTGGTGCGAAGGCGTTGCAAGCGATGCAACTCATCTTCGCTACAGCCGTAGCAGTCGCCGTTGGAACGATCGGAGGAGTCAAGTGAGCAAGAAGCAGTTCTACATCATGGAAGGCGATGTGATCGAGAGGGTCGGGGTTCTTGATCTCTATCTGCTCAGTGGGAATGGAACTCGCGTTCCATTCGATGACTACGCGGCGTTCGATGGCAACGCCCGTTGGGTTCCGGAGGACTTCGCGATGGCGGAACTGGCGAAGCAGCGCGCGAAGTACATCGAGCGCACTGGAGGTTCGGAGGCTCGCGACTGCGGAACTGGTGCTGGCGGCTTCAAGCCCGGGAACGCGTGCGCCAAGGGTGGCGGCGGTGCTGAAGAACCCGAGGGCGGATACGGGCCTGATGGCGGTCACAGGATGATTGCCGGAATCACGCTCGTCGAGACGGAGAAGATCAATGGCATTGAAGTGACGACGGAGGTCGTCGATGCGGTCATGGGAAATGTGACGGACGAGATCGCATCTCTTTGCGACTCTGATTACAACCTCGATGCGATGGATGCTGAAGGAAACGATCCGAAGCACGCTGACGAGATCCAGCGTGGATCTGGCAAGCATGCTCTGAACGCTTGGCAGGGTGCTGGATACAAGCCGATTCTGATTGCGATGAACGGAGAACTCAGTGACGCGTACTGGGATGACGAAAGCAGCGTGTATCCGGCGGGACTCTTCGCGCAGATGAATGAGTTGTCTGCTGCAAGCGGAGGCACGATTGATCCACCAATGTCATGGGAAGACACGCTCGTATATGAGCGTGAGGACTTCGCAGACAAGATTGAAAAGAAGGGCGAGTATTCGGCTGAGGTGGTAGAGGCGATTCGCAACGGAGACTACGACTCACTCCGAGATGAGAATGGTGAACTGCTCGATGTGCATGACGAACTTTGGAACAGTCAGGTCATGTGGAAGCAGCAATGGTTCAAGGACACAGAGCAGCAGTTGCAGAAGGTCGGAGAGTCGATCTCTCAGATGGCGAAGGACACGCCGCTTGATCTCGGAGAGAATGCCAACCTGTTCAGAGGCGGAACTCTTCCGCGCTCCTTCGCAGAGGAAGGGTTGGGTCTGTACGACTTCGCTACGCAACTTGCGAAGGACGGTGACTTCCAGATGGACAATCCGCATTCGAGCACGAAGGATCCGAACGCTGCGCGATCGTTTATGACTGCTGGTCAGTCCGTGATGATGGTGTTCCGCAATCCGAAGTCTGGAATCGACATGAATCAGGTGAACGAGACATCCAACTTCGCGAGTGAGGCGGAAGTTCTACTGCCGCCTCAGACTTACAAGGTCTCGAAGGTTCGCGTCATTCATTCGAAGCACTCGAAGATCCCGGGCAAGACGATTCCGCGCGGCGTGATCGTCGAACTCGTACCGAAGGAGGCATCAGATGTCGCTTGAAGACTTTCCACTCGACATGATTGGCTGGAGGCCAAAGGCCAAGCCGGATGCTGCGCGAGCGAAGCCTGATTCGTACAAGCCCACCAGTGGGATGGTCACTGAGGCCAAGCGTGGTCTCGCGTGGAGAAGTGAGTTCGGACGGGGAGGAACCGCTGTCGGCATCGCCCGTGCACGAGACATTGCCAACGGCAAGTCGTTGCCTCTGGCGACGGTCAAGCGCATGATGTCGTTCTTTTCGCGCCACGAGGTGGACAAGAAGGGCACTGGCTTCAGCCCCGGCGAGGATGGATTCCCAAGCAACGGGCGAATCGCGTGGGCACTCTGGGGAGGAGATGCCGGATTCGCGTTCGCGCGCTCGATCGTTGCCCGTGCCGCTAGCGCAAAGAAAAAGGGAAAGTAGGATCGAATCATGGCTGACCTCGAATATCGAGCGAAGAAGAATCTGTCTCTGCGTTGCCCAAGCGGCGAGCCTGTCTCGCTGGTCGGATACGCGTCAACCTTTGACAGCCCATACGAGGTTGATGGCATGATCGAGACTGTGCATCGAAGCGCGTTCGATCGAACGCTGCGCGAGATGCCTGATGTCTTCGCGCTCGTCTCGCACGACCCGGGTCGGGTGGTTGGTCGAACGACGAACGGCTCGCTGGCCCTTCGATCCGATGACAACGGCCTGCATGTCACCCTGACTCCGATCGACACGCAGGAGGGTCGCGATCTCGCTACTCTCGTGCGAACCGGAACGATCGACTCGATGTCGTTCGGCTTCATCGTGAAGGATGACAAGATCGAGATGCGCGATGGTCGCATGCACAGGCAGATCAGGGATCTGGAACTGCACGAGGTGAGTTGCGTTGCGTTCCCTGCCAACAGTCAGGCTCGAATCTCTGCTCGATCGAAGCAGCGAGCCGACGAGATCGCGCGGCGCGCGGTCTCGCAGATCAGACTCGAACGGATGCGGAGGCTTCTGATCCTGCCGATCCACAACATTGGAGGCTCGACAAATGGCACTGTCTAACGCAAACAACGGGCAACTGGCTCCGCGCACGATCGCTGAGGCTGCGTGGACGCGGCTCTACGATTCGTTCCCGCTGAATCTCGTGAGTCGCGCGACTGGCCCGCGCGGTTTCATTCAGCCAGCGAGCACGAACGCTGCTGATGGGACGATTCAGTATCTGTCCGAGGCAGCGGCTCAGGCAACAGAGAGCACTTTTCAGCCGACGATCAATCAGAAGTCGGATGATCTGGAGACCTACCGCGCAAGCGTTCGTGTGTCGAACGAACTGCTCGCAGACTCTCGCGTTCTTGAGTTCATCGGCGCGCGTCTCGCAGGTCAGATCATCGAGCGCGTCGCGCGTGATACCGTCGTCGCAATCGCCACAGCCCTCAAAGAGGCAAGTCGATTCTCTGAGTACGATCAGTTCGATGTCGGAGAAGTTAGCGTGACTGCGGCCAAGATCGAGGATCACACTGGATTCAAGGCTCTGTCGAACCTGTCGAACACCTACCGATCTCGCGCTTGCTGGGTGTTCTCTGCGACTGGTTTCCAGAACTGGGGCACGCAGGAAGGTCGAATCAACCTCGTCACTCTCGGAGTTCGTCAGGAAGATGGCGCATATCGTCGAGTGATCGGAGAGCCAATGCCAACCGCAGAATCGCTCATCTCTGGTGGTGGCGGCGGTGGCGGTGGTGCTGGTGCTGGGCCCGGAGGTGGTGGTATCGGTAATCCGGGCGGTGGGCCTGAGGGTCAGGCAAGCAGCGGCGTGACGCTTGAGAGTCGCGCAAAGTTGGTTTCAAAGTCTCCGACTACCGAGCAGTGGCACACCGCATATCTCGGATGCCCTGTCTACACATCGACGGGCCTCTCTGCGACTAACAACGGTCTCGCTGGAGTGTGGATGCTTGTCGCAGACATGTCTGCGTATCTGCACTTCGATCAGCCGCTGTCTGTGCGGCTGGACACGGAGAGCCGTATCGCGAACAATCAGACTGTTATCCATGCCGCGTACCGTGCGGGTGGAGCGTTCATGGAACCGACAGCGGGATGGGCAATCGTCTCACCCGCGTAACCCTTAGAGGAGCACTGTGATGGATAAGCCGATGGAAAAGCCCGCAAGTGGCACGGAGATGAAGAAGATGAGCATTCGTGAGATCACCGACGAGATCGGTCGTCTGTATGAGGGCATGAAGTCCCTCGTGGAAGATTCGCAGAAGGAAGGCGAGCCTCTCGCGCAGGAGATGGAAGAGCAGTACAGCCGCATGAATGGCCGTCTGACCGACCTCATCAAGATGCGCGATCAGCACTACCGCCTGCTCGACGCTCAGGCTGCGGCCACTCGCTCGATGGATCGCAAGGTTGAGGATGCGAGCCGCGCTCGCGACCTGACCGCGAAGCAGAGCGACAATCTCCGCAACTTCACTGGCAGTGAGGAGTATCGCAGCGCGTTCTCGAAGTACCTGCGCGTTGGTGCTAACGAACTGACCATCGAAGAGCAGCGCGCCATGAGCGAAGGAACTGACTCCGCTGGTGGGTATCTGCCCGCTACCGAGTTCCTCTCGACTCTGATCGAGCAGCGTTGGCAGGCCAATGCGATGCGTCAGGTCGCGAATGTCATTCCGCTGGGCACTTTCAACACCGAAGTGGTGTATGAGAGCGCGTTTGCCACTGCCTCGTATGTCGCCGAGGCTGATGCTGCGACTGAGACGAACGGAACCTTCGCCAAGTTGACTCTGAAGCCGTACACCATGCGCGTGTTCACGAAGGTGAGCAACGAACTGCTGGCGGACGCTCCGAGCCGTGGCCCGTCGTTCAATGTCGAGAGCATCATCGCCCGTCAGTTCGGTCGCGTGATGGGCGAGAAGGAAGAGGCGGCATTCCTGACGGGCAGCGGCAGCGCACAGCCCAAGGGCATTCTGGCCTACACCACTGGCACGGGCACGACGATCACTTCTGTGACCGCCGCCGCTGCGACGAGCGTCACGATTCTGGAACTGGCTCAGGTGGTCGCTGCGCTTCCTCGGAAGTATCGTGCGAACGCGAAGTGGGTGATGAACGACGCGACCTTCTGGAAGATCCGTCAGTTGCTCCAGACGCAGCAGGGATCGAATGTCGGCATCTCCTACGCTCCGTTCGCATGGAGCCTCGGCGATGGTCGTCTTCAGGACGGCGAGCCGGATCGTCTGCTGGGCTATCCGGTCGTGTGCGCCAACGGAGGCAACTCGGTCGCGGCTAGTCAGATCGTGGCAGTGTTCGGTGACTTCAACTACTTCCACATCGGCGAGCGCGAAGGCGTG